GAGGACTCATCAGTCCTGACCGGGATGCCAGCGGCAACCATGCCGCCGTTCACCTCATAAGCTCGCTTCTCAACGTTGTAGTTCTGCAGCTGCGGCTTCTTGTATTGACCAGGACCAGGATAGGAAAACGTGGTGCCGTCCCACGTCCACCACGGCAGAACCTCCTTGAGCTGCGGCCAGATTTCCGCCTCGTCAGCGGCGTTGTACGGAGGCATGTTGGCATGCGCGTTGCGCCAGGCATCGAACTCGTCGTCATCAATCGGGACGTAATAATTGTGCTTGGATGAATAGACTTCGGTGGTGCTGCCGCCGATGGCCCAGTACCAGTCGGCAACGTTGAAGGTGAAGGGCAGAAAGGACATGGTGCAGCCTCCTCAGATATACCAGCCGTTGCGGGTTGCCGTTCCGGCGACGGTGCCCGGAAAAAAGTTCACGGACTGGCCGCCGGTGTAAACGATGCCGTTGGCGTCGGCGCTGAATTTCTGGCCGGTCACAAATCCAGGATTGACGAAGCTGACCACTGGCAACGGAGGAGCTGCACCGACGACGCAGTTGCCGCCGCTGCCTGCTGCAGCAAACACGGCGCAAGTGAGCGGACCCAAAAACGTCCAGGTCACGCCTTCCAGGATGTACACCATGGAATTGAACAGCGCCGACAGGACCTGATCACACTGGCTGTTGGCGTTGAAGGTGTGCTGGCCTGGATAGACCTGGCCGGTCCACGCACCGAACACTGCACCATCAACGAAGGCTGTTGCACAGTCCTCGGTGTAGATCGTTGCATTGTTATACGCGAGGAAGGCACTCGGCGTGCCTCTGCCAGCAGTCCAAACGCCGGTCGATATGCAGCACTTTTTGACCGTGACCTGGTTGGCAGCTCCCCACCAGATCGTGTTGGCGTTGTTCGCGCCAGTGATAAACGTGTTCGTCTTGTCCTGGCCTTCAATGATGACGCGCGGGCCGAGCACCTGCGGTGGTGCAACGTATTCAGGATAGCTGCCCGCCGCGACATGGATGGTCATGGTGTAAACAGACGGGCCGTATTTCCATGTCTCAGTGATCGCTCGCCCGATGGTCTTGAACGGACCATGCACGCCGGAAATCGTTGCGGTCGTGCCGTCATACAGGGTGTCGTTGCCGGTCGCGGCGTTGACGTACAGATGCATGTTCTGCGTCATCACCGGCCACTGCACACCAGAGGCTGGCGCGTAGTTGGTGCCGTACAGCTCGAACTTGTTGAGTCGCTGGTTATAGGTCAGCAGTGCCTTGGAATCGGCAATCAGGTCGCCGGTTTCCAGTGCAGCTCCACCGCGCCTGACGATGGCGAGAGCGCCCATCGAATTGATGTTGACCTGAGCTGGGCCGCTGTTCGTATTCTTGATCAGCGCCCACACCGTCAGGCCGGAGTAGTAAGTGATCAGCGGCGGCGTCAGCGAAAGCGTCACCAGGTTGACCGTGCTGGAGGTGTCAACCGCATAGATCACGCCATGTGACTGATGCGCCCGCGACAGCTGATGCAGGTCCGCGTTGTCTGGTGTCAGCCCGCTGTCGGCAAAGTAATTCACCAGCTCGCGTTGCGGATACTCGATGGACGCAGCTGGTGGAATTGAGCCAGCGCGGCCGAGTGACGGATCTCCATTGATGTAGGGCGCGTTCGGGTCACTGACCCCGTAAGGCTGATTGTATTTCATGATGCTTCCTCGTTACGGAGTGCCCGCCATCGGATCGTTCGGTGACAGGTTCGAGTAGTCGAACACGATCTGTGTGTGCCCTGGCTTCCAGCGGTTCAGGATGCAGTCGATGTCCTCGTAGTAGATGATGCGCAGGTGAGGATCGACGCCGCACTGACCTGAGCTGCAGCGGAACCAGAGCAGGCCTGCTTCGGTGACGTTGACGGTCCAGTAGTAGCGATTCTCTGGAGGACCCAGCCCGTAGTTCGGCCACTCCGACAGCTCACCTTCTGCAATGCGCTCACCGTGCGGATTGCAGATCGGCAAATATCCGCGCACGAAGTTTTCGTGAAACATCGGATTGCTGCCGTCGCCATACACGCGACTGTCGCCGCAGCGATCCATGCCGACCATGAACGGGCGATATTCCCTGATCGTGATCGTGAAGCCGATCTGCTGCTTGAACCACTTGTAGAACTCTCGGCTTTGCGCGCCGAGCAGTGTCATCCGGTTGACCAGCTCGATGCGCCGCAGCTCCACCGTGGTCGGCGCGCTGTAGCAAGGATCAGGCAGGCCCCAGTTGCGCTCCCAATCCGTCAGCAGCTCAGCGGTCTTGCGCGGGTCGCTTTCGATTTCCAGCAGGTCAGCTGCGCGCTGATCAACGAAGCCCCAGTATTGCGCCAGCCCATTTATCGAACGCTCAAGCGTGGAGCCTGGGGCCTTCGGCCAGGCCTGCCCCTGGGGCAGGAGTGAGAGCAGGGCATCGCGGTAGTCGTCACCAGACCGCCGAATATGGCGATCAGACATAGCTTATCGTCCCCAGCACAGCCATGTGGCCTGGTGAGGCCATGACGTAATCGGTCGTCGTCACCAGGCGGAATGAAATCACCGATGGTGCATTCATGATCGCGAAGGAAACCCAGGCTGCGTAGATCGTCTGCCCAGGCGCGGCGCGATCCTTCAGCATGGCGCGAATGCTGGCCTCGATTTCAAACTTGGTTTCGTCCTCGTCGGGCACCAGTTCAGTGATGTCGATGTCGATGTGCTGGCGGATTGGCGCGACGACATAGCAATCCTTCACCGTCACAGGCCGCTTCTGGTCGATGTAGTCAGCAACTGCGTTGATGTCCTCCTGCGTTGGCCAGCCATCAGGCGGCCGCAAGGTTTCATCCATCAGGAAGCGCACTGTCGCAGTGCCGATGCCCATTTCGTTGCCGACCGCCCAGGCTTTGCTGACACCAGGCACTGCGAGCGCCCAGGCCTCGTAGTCGTACTGCGCGCCGCCCATTGGCGGCTGCCTGATCCTGCGCAGCACGCGGGCACGCAGGTCCTCATCGGTTTCCGTGTCGGTGCCACCGTACAGGTCCAGCGGGCCAACCGTGGCCTGGTGGTCCACGCCATCAGGCGGCGAGCGCAGCGCCAGCCTGGTGCCCGCCACCAGGTTGCCATAGCTGCCAGGATCAAGCGCGCGGATCGGCACCACAGCTGGAGCATCGCCCAGCGTGGCATCCTCCAGTGTTTCAAAACTCAGATCGACCACGGCATAGTCGAGCAGGCTGTTGGCTGGCACCACCAGGCCAGGCTGGCCAGTGAAAGACACCGAGCCTTGTGACAGCGTGGCCTCCTTGCGGCCGCGCGAACCATCGGCATTCACCAGCCAGATTTCGCCGTGACGGTCGAGCCATTCTGTCTCTGCCGTGTCAGGCAGGAGCTGCAGGGCGAGCCAGTCAACGTACTGCAGCGTGAGGTGGCACAACGCACCCTGGCTGTCGGACAGCACCCGCAGCACTGAGTTCGGCACGTTGGCATCTGCACCAGGCAGGCTGGCGCGCACGTTGTCGCGAACCAGCGTTCGCACCTCTCGCAATGTCGGTGTTTCCCAGGGCATCTAATCCACCATTGAATCCCACAGGACCTGGTAGCGCAGCTCAATCGCGGGCAACGGGCCACGATAGACACGCAGCAGTGCGTCAATGCGCTGGTCCGTTACGCGCGTGGTCCAGACGTCAAAATCAGAAGCGATGCGGCGGTCCACGAATGGCTGGATGCAGGCGCGAATCTAGTTCTCAACGCGCGCCAGCATGGAGCCTTCATGAGCTGCAGCTGGCGTGATCTTGGAGCGGCGCAGCAGCCACAGCTTGGAGCCAATCGGCCAGCCGTTCCAAATCACATCGGCATCCATGTCACCCCACCAGCCAGCGCGGTCGGTGCTGTCAGGGTCAGGCAGGATGTCATCCTCGCTGGCCAGGGCATCAGTGCCGAGCGCCACGATCACCGCAGTGGCCAGGGCCTGGCGGTCATCCAGCGTGCCATCAGGCAGCAGTGACCAATCAACCGTGACTGAGTATTTCGGGAATGCGTTGTTTTGGACGAGCCGAATGTCGGGTACTTGCTCGCGGTCGGCCATGGCTCAGCCGATCTTCGCCAGGACAAATTCTGAAGGGCCGTCCTCTGTCATCACCTTGGAGAACTTCGCCTCGCCACGCTTCGCGCCGAGGTACACCTTCTGGTCATCAGCGGCATGGACGAGAATTTTTTTGCCCTGCCCACGCAGGTAAGTGTTTTTGTTGGCCAGGTCACTCTCGCCGCCTGACACCTCCAGGTATTGCTCACTGCTCTGGCCGTCCTTGTAGATCGGCTTCTGGCCGCGCTTGTCCTGTCGTTGCTGTTGCGGCTGGCCGCCTGCCTCCAGCGGCTCGATGGTGACGAAGTGAACGCTTTTATTGTCCTCGCTCTGACCTGACACCAGCTGCAGGCGCAGCTTCTTGTTCGACGGAGCAGACCAAAAGCCGCCGTCCTGTGTCAGGTGAAGCTGCTGCTTGTCACCGCGACCGCGATACATCGCGCTGTCGCCCTTCTCCATGCCGTACAGGCGGTGGCGCCGGTCATCCATTGCACCTGCCACAGGGAAGCTGCGATTGCCGCCCATGAAGCCGATGAAGGTTTCGGCGCTGGCTTGTATCTTGCCGTCCTTGTCCTTCTCGGCATCGAACACCACCGAAGTGAATCCGTAGTTCTGCGGTGCTTCGATTTCCTGGCGGCTTTCATTTTTCATGAAGTTGCCAGACATTTCCTGCATCAGCTGCTGGTCATCAACCTTGTCGACCACCGAGCGTGATCCACCTGCCGAGAAGGCGCGGTGTGAGGAATGCAAGGGCGTGGCTCGGTGCATGGATCAGGCCTCCGTGGTTTGTGGTGGTTGAGCTGCAACGTCGTCGGTCTTGCTCAAATCCCAGTTGTTCTGGTCGCGCAGCGTGCCTGGCCAGACCAGCTCCAGCCTGGTCTGCGTGCCGCTTGCATTGTCCTGCGTGAATTGCACGTCCTTGATCTTCATGACCTGGTTGAGCATGGCCATCGGTGAATAGACGTGCACGTTGTCGAGTGGCTTCCACAACGATTTGCCATCACGCAGCCAGCCCTGCACCGTGATGTTCGCCTTGATGATCGTGCCCTTGTGCCAGATCGACTCGTAATCGGCGCGCTTGTCCGCCTGCGGCTGGTTCATTGGATGCTCACCAGGCGTGATCAGCACGCTGCGCGGATTGGTCTGCGTGCCAGCTGCCTTGCCGCGCACCTCGCTGGCTGCCGTGCCGTTGGTTTTATTGTTCGCGGGCGTCTGGCTGTCCACGTTGAACTCGGTGTAGGCGTGCTGCTTTGAAATGATGCACTGGCAGGCCTTGATGTTCTGACCCTCCACCAGGTCACTCAGCACCGGGAACGTATGCTCGCCAATCAGCAGGAAATTGCCCTGAGCATCTGAGCCAAGCACGATGCCCTTGGTGCGGCAGATGCGCTCCAGGAAATCCCAAATCAGTTCGCCTGGCTGGTTCTGCAGCTTCGGGAATGGCTCGTTGTCCAGCACGCCGATGGTTTTGATCTTGACGCCGAACGGCGTGATCAGCTGCTCGGCAATCTGCTTCACGTTTTTGTTGTCGAAGTTGCCAGTCTTGGTGTCCACGCTGGAGCGCGCGGGCCAGGCCGTCAGACTTTTGCCGATGAGTTGCACGCCATGCTGGTTGGCGTCGTAGGCCACCTGGCGGGTTTCGATGTAGCCGTTGATGACCGGAATGCCAGCCAGCGTGATTTGGCAGGGATCGTCGGGCTTGAACTGCAGGCGCTGCCACAGTGGCACCTTGCCAGCAGCCGTGGTGATCGCGGTGTCGCGCTCAGCAGCAGTGAAATTGAAATAGGCAAACGAATCGCCAGGGCGCTCATGCACGAACACCGATTCCCAATCGTCAAACTTTTGGCCCGCCACAATCAGCACGGCGATTTCTTGTGGCTTCGGCATTGCTCAAGCTGACAGCGCCAGGCCTGTGTTCGGACAGAATGCGGGGTGCACGATCTTGTTTTCGTTGCGCAGCTCATCGGCGCGCGTGGCATCCCCGCCGTAGAGGCGATACGACACCACCAGGCTGGGCAGCGGCTCCCAAAATTCGTAGCCCAGGATTTGCGGCAGCGGCCTGGCAGTCTCAGCCAGGTGTGCAGTGGTCGCGCCGTACAAGCCGATCAAGGCCTGGAATGTCATCTGGTCCATGCCATCGGCCGCCGTTTCGATGGCAACCTCGAATGGCATCTGCATCGCAGCACGAACACCCTCAACATCACTGCGGCTGACGAAATCCAGGGTCGCAATGATCAGGCATTCGTTGGCCAGGCACAGCCGGATGAAGCAGTCGCACACCAGGATGGCACCGAGCGTGCGCGGCTC